ATTGCGGCAGGAGCAAATAACTTGAAGGGTATGGTCGAAGAAGGTACTGGTCTATCTGGCGCAAGAGCGGCATACGATTATAGAAACAATCAAGTATATAACAATCACATGGAAGTTATGTTTACTGGTATGGGATTTAGACAGTTTCAATTTGATTTTAAATTCTTCCCAAGAACACAAGCAGAAAGTGACCAAATTAATACTATCATTAAACAGTTTAAATATCATATGCACCCAGAGTTAAAGAGTGATGCAGGTTCATACTTTGTACCGCCCTCGACATATGAGATTGGGATTAATGGTAAAGGCGCACAATACTATAACAAATATAAAGAATCCGCATTGATTGATATGAGTGTCAATTATACTGGCGGTGGGGTTGCGGCACAGTTTGATAAAAGCGGCGCACCAGTAGAAATAGATTTGTCGTTGACATTCAAAGAACTTGAATACAACACTAAGACAGACGTTGACGCAGGAATCTAACAAATGGCAAAAGCAAATTACTTATTTAAGAATTATCCCAAAATCGAATATGATTTTGGTGGAGATGGGTTAGAAAAAACGACAGTGACTAACATTATGATGCGTACTCAAATTCAGAAATGGATTCGCAATAACGGTTCTCTATTCTACGAATACACATTGCAGGATGGTGACCGTGCAGATATCATCGCCCACAAATATTACGATGATGCTGATTTGTACTGGGTTGTTCTTATGATGAACGATATTCCAGATGGTCGAATGGATATGGGGTTTGACTACAACGGTTTCAACAATGTTTTAAAGAAAAGATACCCAGGCGTAACGATAAGTGTTACAGGTGCAACTGGTACAATTAAAATCGGTGCAGAAATTGTGGGCGATATCAGTGGCGCAATTGGTGAAGTTGTCGATTGGAACCCAACATCAAAAGAAATATCTATTGTAGAAACATATAGAGATTTTCAGACACAAGAAACTGCAAGGGCAGTCTTAATTGAGAATGATGAAAAGTTTGTTGCGAATGTTACATTCGGAATTTCGAAAGTAGGACGTTTACAAGCAACACATCACTATGAAGATACTACAAATAACATTATTGTAGACAGAGAGCAGTTTTTTACACTACCTTCAAATGAAAGAAGAGTAGTTACAAATGGAACTTTTGAAGAAGAAGAAAATCAATCTAAGAGAAGTATTCGACTTATTAAGAAGCAATATGTGCGTCTAATCATAGAAGAAATAGAAAAATTGATGAACCCTGATAGCAAGGTAGTATAATATGTCCTCAACAATGATTAGGTCCGAAGATTACGGACTTAAAAAATTAGATTTAATACCAAATCATGGAAGCGGTGACCCAGTAAATATCACCGCTATTATGGTATCTATGAGTATATTTGAAGATATATACGGTGCATTTATGAAAGGAATCGTAACGGTTTCAGATGCTACAGGTCTATTGACTTCACTACCCATAACTGGCGAAGAGCATATTGAGATTGAAGTAGAGACACCTGGACTTGACCCAATTAAACAGACGTTCAGAGTTTATCGTGTTGACAATCGAAAAGTAATCCAAGACAGTCTAATTCAATACTCACTTCATTTCTGTTCATTTGAAATGGTCAAAGATATGAAGAGTAGAGTATCACTAGGATTTAAAGGTGAACTACTTTCTGATATGGTAACTAAAGTCTTTGATGAGCATATTAAAGTTGATAAGTCAATCGAAGTAGAACCTACGCTACTACCACACCAAATGGTATCGGCAGATTTTCCTGCTTCAGAATTTATTTTGAGAATGTCAAAGAGGGCACAATCTGCGGCACATGCAAAAGGTTCTGATTATGTCTTTTATGAAGACAGAGATGGGTTCCACTTCAAAAGTATTCAATCACTTCTACTAGATTATGGTGTTGTAAAAGATGATGACGCTAGAGAAGAGATAAAGTGGCAACCATCAAACGTAGATGGGTCTCAAGGCGAAGCGGGAAGTTCATCTATGAGAAGATTTGAATTTCTGAATTCTGTTGATGCGCTTGAAAAAATGGCTGATGGTTCAATGGCAAGTCAATTGATTTCTTTTGACCCCATTCAAGGGGAAGTCGTAATCACAGATAAAACAGGAAGTGCAATGTTTGGTGAGACTGAACATTTAGATGGCAATCTCCCATTTCAAAACCCCGCAGAAATGGAAGATGTTAATCAAGCAATCAAAATGATTATCACAGACAAGAGTGAAGAATTCACAAGCAATAGAGATGAATATTTGCAGACGCAAAGACACCAAGACGGTATGCTAAAAAATGTTTTGATTGACATAGAAATACCTGGACGTACTGATAGAAAAGTTGGTGACGTTGTAAATCTATTGATGCCAGCATTTGAAAGACCTGGGAATGCAGGCAGAACAGAAGATAATTTAATTAGCAGTAACGCATTAATTACAGCAATACACCACATGTTTACGCAGAATAAATATATACAGGTATTGCAATTAGCAAAAGATGCCAGCAAAGCGGCACCTTCAAGTTAAGAATTAAAATAGGAGCAGAAGAACAATGATTTTATCACTCAAAGAGTGGGCTGATACACAGACTGATGACGTAGTAAATGAAGAAGTAGAAGTCCTCAACGAAAAACAAATTATGTTTAATGGCGGCAAGAAATACGGACAGATTGTATTTCTAGCAGGTGGCGCAGGTTCAGGTAAGGGATTTGCGATTAAAAACTTTATGCCTGGAAATGATTTTAAAATCCGTGATGTTGATGAGTGGAAAAAAGCATTTCTAAAGTTAAACCAAGAGAAGGGTAAATTCCCAGAACTTGCAGATTTGAATTTGCGTAACCCCAAAGACGTATTCAAACTTCACATGGCAGTTAAAGATGCAGGTATCAAAGACAAAACACTAGATGCGCTCCTATCTGATGTTTCTTCTGATAGACTACCTAACATCATCTTTGACGTTACTCTTAAAGAGATTGGTGATATTACAGAAGTAATGCCCAAGTTGATTGAAGTTGGTTATGATGCGAAGAATATTCACATTGTTTGGGTGTTGACAAACTATCGTGTTGCTGTTATGAATAACGCAGGACGTGAGAGAGTTGTACCAGAAGACATTCTTTTGAAGACGCACGAAGGTGCCGCAAAAACAATGTATCAAATTGTAACAGGTTCGATTCCTCGTGGCATCGATGGTAAAGTTGCAGTCATTCTAAACAATAGAGAAAACACAATATTCTTTGACAGACCAGATAGTAAAGGTGAAAAAGTAATCAAAGACTTTACATATTTAACTATTAAGAAAGAGGGCAAGAGACCCGTCAAACGCAAAGAAGTTCAGAAGCAAATTTTTGATTGGATTAGCAAGAATATTCCGAAGACTAAAGAAACAAAAGAATTGTTTGGTAAGTAAAGAGAGATAAATTATGAGAACGCCTGAAGATTTTATAGGAACTAATTTTGTCTGGTGGTTAGGCAGAGTTGTTGACAGAAAAGACCCAGAGGCGCTAGGGCGTTGTCGTGTGCGTTGTCTTGGGTGGCATAGTGATGATAATGAACTAGTACCCTATGACACATTACCTTGGGCGCATGTCATTTATGAAGCGGGACCTACACCCTCAATCAACCCACCTCGCATTGGGGATTGGGTTATGGGATTTTTCGCAGACGGAACGAATGCACAGCAACCGTATGTTCTAGGCGTTTTGCCAACTAAAGGTGTTGGTGGATATGCAGACGATTTAGGAGATGAAGGACCAGAACCACTAGCAGAACGTCCAAATGAGGGAATTGAAACTGCGGCTGAAGAAGGTGGTACAGTAAAAACACCGACACCAGCAGTTCCAAGAACAGCGGCAGGTACTCCTGCGGCGGCGACAGGTGGCGGAACACCAGGTGGTGCAAATGTCACTGCAAACTTAGCAACTGGTATACCAGATGGCGCAGGCGGTACGTTTGACGAACCAGGTATTTCAGATGCGGCAGTTTATCCATATAATAAAGCGACTGTAACCGAAGCAGGTCATTCACTAGAATTAGATGACAGTCCTGGTGCAGAACGTGTTGCAGTAAGACATGCGACTGGTTCAGGTTTCGAAGTACAACCAGACGGAACAAAAATTGATAAGACAGTACAAGACCATCACATGATGATAAGCGGCGCTTCTTTTGAAAGTGTCGGTGCAGGAAAGACTGTATCTATCGCACAAGGTCTAAATCTTCAGACAAGCGGTGGTGCAGGTATTATTGCTATGGTTGATGGTGGTGGGGGAATTGATATCACTGTAACAGGCGGTAATGTAAAAATTAACGTCACGGGTGATATTGCTATCGAAAATACAGGTAAAGTTGATATTACATCTGGCGGTCCTATGAATTTGACTGCGGGTGGACCAATGGCGCTTAAAGCACCTTCAATAAACTTGAACTAAAGATATTATTAGACATTAAAAGTCTCACCTGTAATGTAACACATTTGTCAAGCAATGTCAAGGGAAAAAGAGGAAAGTTATTAACAATGCCAGCAATTTGTAGAGAAGGAGACCCATTATCAACAGGACATTTATGTACCCCAAAAACTACGATTGATACATGTGGTAACGATGGTACTGTAAGTGCAGAGGGAAAGAAAGTGATTGTCGTAGGTGCGCCAACAGTATCACACCCCGGACCAGCACCACCTTGTCCACCTCACGTTGCTAAACTGAATGCAGGTTCAAGTTCTGTAAAAATTAACGGGATTCCCGTGGGCAGAGTTGGTGATAGTGCAGATGCAGGTTCCATGTCTGGTGGGGCAGGAACTGTGAATGCTGGTTAACTACGTCTTATAAATAATATAAACATAAACAAGGGTATCGAAGCGTGGCAAGAGCAACAACATATTCAGATTTTGACTTGAATTTTATACCACATCCAGTAAGAAAGGATGTGGCACAAGTTTCTGATGTCGAATCCGTAAAACGTTCAGTTATCAATCTTTTGATGACAGCACACTATGAAAGACCTTTTCAACCAGACTTGGGTGGGCGTGTTAGAGAATTGTTGTTCGAACCGTTCAATGAGTTTACCGCAGAAGTATTGCAGATTGCTATACTAGAAGTTTTGGGTAACTACGAACCAAGATGTAGTGTATCAGATTTAGAAGTTTTTCCATCACCAGATGAAAATGGATTCAGAATAAAATTATCGTTCTTTGTGACTAACGTTGCAGAACCTGTGGAGATTAACACAGTATTAGAGAGAGTTAGATAAATGGCAGATAAAATCAACCCAGCAAAGTTAGACTTCGCTGATATTAAAGACAGCCTTAAGAATTTCTTAAAGGCGCAAGACACTTTTAAAGACTATGACTTTGATGGTTCATCATTGTCTGTTTTGTTAGATGTGCTTGCCGCAAATACACATTATAACTCATACTACTTGAACATGGTAGCAAATGAGATGTTCTTGGATACTGCCGAACTAAGAAACTCAGTTGTTTCTCGTGCTAAAGCACTAGGTTATACACCTCGTTCTACTACATCTGCATCTGCGGTTGTAAAAATTCAATGTCTAGTTCCTGTCGCTGAAGTCCAACCAACTACAATTAACGTACCTCAGTATGCAAAGTATAAAACTGTAATTGATGGTACTAGTTACTATTTCAATACTACGCAGGGTTATTTTGCAAATCCTACAGGCGAAACTACTGAAGATGGTGTTTACAATATCTACGAAACAGACAACATTAGAATTTTTGAAGGTAATTATGTACAGCAAAAATTCATTGTAGATAAACAAAACCAATCTCAGAGATTTACAATATCAAATAAGAATGTGGATACAACAACTTTGGTTGTTGCTGTTCAGCAATCCGAAACAAATACATCTACTGTTATTTACAATAAAGTCGTTAATATTACAGACGTAACACCAACAAGTCAAGTATACTTTTTGCAAGAGATTGAAAAAGAAATGTTTGAAGTGTATTTTGGTGACGGTACTGTAGGTAGAGCATTGGCGCAGAATAACGTTGTATCACTTCAGTATCTTGCATCAAATGGTTCATCTGCAAACAAAGCGGCTTCATTCTCATATACAGCACCTATTTCGGGATATGCACAAACTGTAGTAACTGTTGACCCTGCTTCTGGTGGTGCTGAAAAAGAGGGTATTGAAAGTATTAGATACCTTGCGCCACTCAACTATAACGCACAGAATAGAACAGTTACATCAACAGATTATCAGACTTCTATTCTACAGAATTATCCTAACGTTCAAGCGGTATCTGCATGGGGTGGTGAAGATAACGACCCACCAATTTATGGTAAAGTTTATATCTCACTGAAACCAGTTGCAGGATTTACTATTACTGATTCCGTTAAAGAACAAATTAAAGATAGTATTCTAAAGTCTCGTAACGTTGTGTCTATTACGCCTGAGATTATTGACCCGAACTACATGTACATCAAGCCTACTGTAGACTTCTATTACAATAGAGAATTGGGTAATAAGAACGCTGATGAACTTTCACAACAAGTTAGAGCATCAATACAAACATATTCAACGACAGACTTAGAGAAGTTCAATTCATACTTCAAATATTCTAAGTTTGTTCGTACTGTTGATAATTCAGATAGGGCAATTGAAAACTCTACTGTTAGAGTACGTCTTGCACAAAGACTTGAGATGACCCCAAATGTTCTAAGAGCATTCCAAGCAAACTTTTCTAACCCACTAAACTATACGTTTATTGGTGATATTGGTTCTATTACATCAAACACATTTGAATATCAAGGTACAGACACTTGCTTCATTTCAGATGATGGTAATGGCGTACTTGGTGTATATCGTAACTTCTTGGGTGAACGCCGTGTTATTCAAACCAACATGGGTTCAGTAGATTACGAAACAGGTCAAGTTCAACTTTCACAGTTCGCACCATCAGGCGCTGACGATAAAGTATTAGAGTTGATTGTGTTCCCTCGTAACCAAGATATTTACGTTGTGCGTAATCAGATTTTGCTTGTGGATGATGCTGACGTTCTATTGACAGCCTTCGACAGCCAGACTGCATACGGAAAACAAGTAGATACTATCTACGCAGGTAACCAGTCGGTGCAGACCTCAACTGGCGCTTCAATTGTAAATACCCAAACTGGCGGATACTAATAGATGGCGAGTTATACCTATACAGTCACAAATAGTGGCAATCACGCATACGTCATAGATGGTGAATTAAACCCACCACTATCTCTTCAGGCGGGCAATCGTTACACATTTAATGTAAATGCCCCAGGTCACCCTTTCTATATTAAGACAGATAGGGTTCTTGGTGATGGTTCAGCGTATAACTTTCAAGTCATTGGTAATGGTACTGAAGTAGGTACTGTAACAATCGAACTGGACGATGGTCCAGAACCAAAACTATTTTATCAGTGTGCTAATCACTTGAAGATGGGTAACCGTCTGACAAATGTTCAGCATATTGACACAGGTATTCAGAATTTAATTGGAGAACAACTTCCTGGGTTTGTCGGTGTACAATATCCGATGTTCCAAAAATTCTTAGAAGCGTACTATGAGTGGATGTCTCTACCAGGAAACGTTGATGACAACACACAAAATATATTAAAGTACCAAGATGTCGATAGTAGCATCGACTTATATCTTTCTGAACTAGAACAAGAATTTCTAAACCAAGTACCTAAAGACATTGAAATTGATAAGGCGACACTTATCAAAAATATTCGTTCATTCTATACATCTAAAGGTACAGAAAAGTCGTATGAATTTCTCTTCAATATTCTATTCAATGAGAATGTTGAATTCTATTATCCGAAGAATGATATTCTTCGTGCTTCTGATGGTAAGTGGACAACAAACGTTTCTATTCGTCTAACAAACCCATCAAACTATAATGTGTTTGATTTAGTTGGACAGAAGATTTCACAAGATTATCTTTATGTCGACCCAGAAACTAACCAAGGCGAAGTTAGAATATATGCTACCGCAGTTGTACAGCGTATTATTCAGTTCTTCTTGGGCGACACTCTAATCACAGAAGCATATATCTCAAACTACGAAAGTGTTGACGGAAATGACTTTTTAGTTTCTACTTCAGATGCAGAAGAAGACACTCAAGTTGTTTATATTAGAGATGAATTAAAAAACATTATTAATTTCCCAATTCAACCAATGGCGACAGACGTACAAGTGGTTGGAAGTGGTTCTGGATATTCTGCTAATCAGATTGTTCCTATTCAGACAACACCTGGCGATAATGGTACAGGCGCTATCGCTGTTGTATCTTCAGTCTTTAACGGTGAAGTAGAGGGACTGACAATTACTCAACCGGGCGCAAACTATCAAGTCGGTGACCAGTTAAGATTTATCAATGACGGTACTGGTGGTATTGGTGCCTCAGGCTTCGTTACGAAAGTTTCCCAAAGCGGAATGACTTATAATTCTGGTGATGGTGGGTTTGTTGGTGCAGGTACTTCTGCAAGCAGACTTACTGATGGTGATGTAAATAACGAAGTTGTTCCTGGAGATAGTTACTCAAAAGACTATGTGTTTAAAGTTGTCGGTGACGGTAATTTTAATTACATCTTTAATATCACAGACCAAGGTAATGATGGCGTTACAACAATAAACTATTATGAAGTTTATGTTGGCGATACTGTCAATGAAGTCAATGACCCAGCGGCAGTTCCTTCAATCCAAATATTGAATGAAACTGATTTGCAAGAACTTACAGGTACACTTAATATACCTGATGAGAAATTTGTTCGAATTCGTTTTGAAGCAGAATTAACAAGCATTAATCAAAATGCCAATTATTGGGACCCAGAAAATAGCGACCCTGCAAACATTCCAACTTTCTTGCCACAACAGTCTATTACATCAACAGCGTGGTTTACTGGTACGGGTGAAATTAAAGGATTACGTCTACAATCAGGTGGTTCTGGTTATGTTAAGATTCCTGTTGTTACTGTACAATCAGAATTTGGTTCTGGTGGTGCTATTCGTGCGACTGGACCTACAATTGGTGCGATTAAGAACGCAAGAATTCTAAACCAAAACTTTGGTGCTTTGTATTATGAAGTACCTACAATTGACATGACTTCATTAGGTAATGGTGATGCTCAATTGACAGTTTCTACTGGTTCCGTTGCTAGACACCCAGGTTCATTTAGAAATGACGATGGTCATTTGTCTGCCGCTAAGTATCTACAAGATAACAAATACTACCAAGCGTTTTCATACGTTCTTCGTACAGGTCTTTCTATTCAGGATTACCGTGATACGATTAAGAAACTTGTTCACCCATCTGGTATGGAACTTTTCGGTGAGGTGTTTATCACACAGAACCTTGCTACAGGTCTATTCTCTAACTTTGAGAACAGCCCTAATGACTTGATTGTTCGCCCAGATTTGGGTGGTCTTGCAATTCCAAGATTTAAGAAAGTCGTTCTTAAATATGATGTGTATCTGAATGGTGAAGCAGATGGTGCTGTTAAACCTCGTATTAGAGAATCCCTAAAGCAAGACAAGAAGATTATTCGTTTGAATATGAACGTTGGTGTTGACCCAACAGACTTGCGTGTATTCAACTTCCCGAATTTGATGTTCCCAATTCAGAGAGATATTGAGAATATTATTATCGACAATACTATTGAAGTTTCTAAGACAATAGAAATTAAATTGTGGAGAAACTACAATACACTTTTAGGTAATGCTCATATATTAGATGGTTTCAACCATGACGAAACATCTATTGAAAATTTAGAAAGTCTGTATAGCAGAATTAAAGACTATAACAATATGTCTTTAACTATTGCTCTGCCTGTTACAAAATCATTCCCAAAGTATGTTTTGAATATCATCGATGAGTTGACGATAGAAACATACAGACACAACAAAAAAATAATTGACTTAGATATTGATAACACTATCAATACTTCCAGAGTGATTAACCGTAAGTTCTTTGATATCAATGCAACAGATGTACAAATGCAAATCGCAGGTACTGATGACGAGCGTATCAAAGAAAGAAGAATTATTTCTAAGTCTGCATTCCTTGCGGCTTCTATTCGCTTTGAAATGCAGAGAGAATTGCAGTCAAATGTTGCAATTAATGCGACAGCGATACCTGTTGATGTAATCGCCGCACCAGTTACAGATGATGTAAATGTAATTCAAATTATTCTGGGTTACAAAGAACTAGGCGATTTCACTAAAGGCTTCGATACTTCAGGTACAAATTCAATTCAAATTTCAGATGTTGAAGGTGATTTGATTAAAGACCTTGACAGAGAAACAAATACAGTAATGGATGCTCTCGGTCCTATCAGAGAAGATATCAAAATATTTAGAATTCAATCTGAAGTCATTCAATATGTTGCAGACAGAATGGCGCAAGGCTGGAGCGAAAACGACTTTACTGTAGCAGAACCAGAACTCTTAAACATCTATAACTATTTGCGTGTTGAAGATGACGGTGTTACGCTAGGAGATGAGACTACTGGGTATGTAAATACTAGAGTACATGTCGTGCGTGACGGTGACGGTGTTGATGATTTGCTTGTTATCAATCCTGGTACAGGTCGAGTTGTAAACAGTGAAGTTTGGGATGACTATATTAAAACAGGCAGTTCAGATGTCGGTGGTGATGACAGACCATTCTTCCAAGATTACGATGACAGACTTCGTGGCGTATTCTTAGGGATGAAACAGACAGAACTTGATAACGGTGGGTTCGAACAAGATTATTTTGGTAATGAGATTTTTGAAATTAAGAAATCTTTCAACACTACTGGTGTTGACTTGAAGATTACACCACAACTAGACTTACAAGCACAGTCAAGTTCTTTGTATAAACTAATCATCGATAAAGATATCGATGCAACTGGCGAATATATAACAAGCATTCATGCTTCATTGCCAGTAGAAAGCATGATTAAACTTCAGCCAGTATCACTAGATACACCGATTGAAGTTCAGGACATGCAAATTCAGACATATACATTCAAGTCTATACAGTATGGACCTCTATTGAATACAACACTTGGTGGGCAGGGTAACACTCAGGACACATATTTAGATGTGAAAAGAGTTGTTAATATTGAAAGTAATGTCGTAGCAATCCCATCTATTGCAAATAGAACACTTAAACCACAATTGATGTATGGTGCGCTATTGAACTATGATGGTGTCATTATTGAAGATATTGAAAACGATACTATCGAAGATACTCAAGGGAAAGAATCCCAGACAGTGACAGTCTCTTCAATAGGTTATATTAGAGATAATACAGATGCTATTACGGGAACTTTCCCATAATGGTTTATAAATAAATTAGTAAGGATAGGATTTGTTCTGCTCAAACGGGGCAATTTTTTTGTCATATAAATAATGATGACTAATAACGTCAATAACATAATTGAAAAGATTAAATTTTCGGAGGAAAAAACATGCCAGCAATCGTAACTTCTAAGTTCCGTCTACATAATGCGGAACAATTCGTAGAAGCCTTCTCAGAGGCTTCACCAAGTAATATGTATCTCTTCATCGGTCGAGTAGACCCATGGGGAACTAACGCAGGGGAAACAGGTGATGATGTAACACCACCAGCACCTGTGGATTCATTTGACCAAACAGAATATGACCATTGGAGAGATATGATTTCTGCCAAGCGTGTTCAGTCAGGTGAAGTATCTAACGTGATGCCACGTTATGACTGGACTTCAGGTACAACATACGCACAGTATGACCATGAAGATGCCGCATTGTTCAATTCACAATTCTACGTTCTAAACTCAGCGTTTGACGTATATAAGTGTTTGTTCAATAATGGTGATTCCGCCTCAACAGTAGAACCTACTGGTACAGCGGCTGAACCATTCTCAACAGGTGACGGATATAAGTGGCAGTATATGTTCACTATTACCGCCGCTGAAACACTAAAATTCGTTACTCCAGAGTGGGTACCTGTTCGTGCAGACGCAACTACTGCCGCTTCAGCGACAGACGGTGCGCTAGACGTTGTTCTAGTAACTGCTGGTGGTACTAACTACTCTGCAACACCTACTGTAACTATCGAAGGTGATGGTGTAGGCGCTACTGCGACTGCTACTGTAACTGCTGGTATTATTACTGCAATCACAATTCAAACTCGTGGTTCTGGTTATACATACGCTAACGCAGTTATCACTGATGGTACAGGTTCTGGTGGTACAGCAAGAATTATTATCGGTCCAAAGGGCGGACATGCTTTCGACCCAATCCATGAACTCGGTGGTTTCTATGTAATGATGAACTCTCGCCTTGAATATGGTGAAGGTGGTAACTTCCCAACAAACAACGACTATCGTAAGATTGGTATCATGCGTGACCCAACTCAGGCTTCAGATGACGCAGTTGCTGGTGACAGCACATACGCACAAGACTGGAACCTAACTATCGCTGGTGTTACTGGTACTTTTGATGAAGACGAAATCATCACTGGTCAAACATCAGGTGCAACAGGTAAAGTTCTTTCTTGGAACTCTACAGATAGCATTCTATCACTAATTAACGTTGTAGGAACTTTCGGTGAAGGTGAAACCATTGAAAATGGTGACGCTTCTGCTTCTGCTTCTATCGATGTTGGTGGTATTGATGGTGGTGACCTAAATCGCTATTCAGGTGATATTCTTTATGTTGAGAACAGACGTCCGATTACTCGTGCGGCTGACCAGATTGAAGATATTAAACTTATCGTTGAATTCTAAGTTATAAATACTTTTATAGTATTAGACTTTAGAATTTTTTAACGAACCTTGTAGCGAGAGAAAAGTATGCCCATTAATTTTAATATTAACCCGTATTATGATGACTTTGATGCGGACAAAGGATTCCTAAGAATCCTTTTCCGCCCAGGTTATGCTGTTCAAGCCCGTGAATTGACCCAACTACAATCTATTTTGCAACAGCAAATGGGACAGTTTGGTGCGGGTGTTTATAAAAATGGTAGTATCGTCTATGGTTCGAACAGCACCGTAGATGAAAACTCCCAGTACATTGTGTTGGAAAGTCAGTATGATAATGCTGATGTAACTGACACTTTGAAAAATTTAGTGGGCAAAACTATCACCACTGCAAACAACCCAGTTGTCCCGATTACTGGCTTCCAAGAAAGTAGATATTTCGTTCTTGGTTACCAAGCGGCGACTGACACTACTCCTCCTCTCATTTATGTTAATTTAATCTCAGGCGAGGGTGTCACAGCAACAGAAGATTTTTTCGATGATGCTGATGACACCCAGACCAGAGTATTAAGAGCAGTAGATGCGACTGGAACAGACTTACAAGGTAGAGCGACTTTTATCTCACTTGATGAAGGTGTTTTCTATGTAAACAATTTCTTTGTACACTCACCATCACAGACAATCGCTGTTGCTGATGAATACAACGGAACTTATCCTGCTAATTGTAGGGTTGGTCTACAAATTGCTAACGTTATTGTCGATGAAGATGATGATGTTACTTTGCTTGACCCAGCGGAAGGTTCATATAACTATACTGCTCCGGGTGGACACAGATATACAATTCAACTTAACTTAGAAAGAAAAGAAACTTTCAACCTAACTGAGACAGACGATACAGCAATCATTGACGGTTCTGCCGATATTGATTACATCGAATTGTTCAGATTTATTGGTGGTGAACTTTCTAAGGCAGTAAAATATCCGCTATACTCAGCCATTGGCGATGAGATGGCAAGACGTACTTTCGATATCAATGGAAACTTTGTCACTGATGACTTCATGGTTCAAGCAGATGAGCATGTAGGTGGTGAAGAAGACAAACTAACAATGTCTATTGAAGAAGGTCGTGCTTTTGTTCAAGGTTATCAGTTTGATACCTCAGGAACATTCAAAAAAGATTTACCTAAAGCAAGGTCGTTTGACGTTGCAGAATCCCAAAATATCGGTGTCGGTTATGGTAACTATATCGTAACAAACAGACACGAAGGTGTATTCAATATTGAAAATCAGCCTACTGTTGATTTAGTTCGCATTAGACTAGAACCACAATCTGCATTTCTTACACAAGAACATGTAGCAGGCAATCCTTGGACTGTAACCAACCCAGAAATTACTGAGGTCGCTAAAGATATGAAAGTTAAAATAACTTTCAATGGCGCTACTAAATGGGCGACAATTCAAGCCTGGGCGACAGACGCAGATACAGACACAAGATACTACTATCTACGCAACACAACAGGTGGCAGTGGTTCATATAACGCTACCCTCAACCAACAATGGGGTGCTGGTGAAACTGGTGACACAAATAATACTGTTGAGATTTATGATACTACTGGAAGTGACTTATTGTTCACATACAGCGGTACAACTAATAGCGTACAAGTAAATGAAATTCCTTCATGGGCGTATGAGAACGATTTTAAAATCGGTACTGCCCGTGTACGTCAAATTCGTTTCTCTGAAGAAGACCAAACAGATTTTGGTTTTGGCACAGGAACTGAACTTGACATTAAAAACAGAACATACTTATTTGATGTAAAAGTAGAACGAAATAGTTTTCAAAATTTAGAAACTATTGGTATTGCTGGTACAAATGGTGGTGGTAATTACGAATATACTATCAAAGCAGATGTTGCAGATGATGGTAAGACTGGTGCTGAAGACGATGGTACGACTATTCTATTCGATGCCGCTTTCAACAAACTTTTGTTTGACCTTCCATATGAAAATATTCGCTCAATTAAGACTGGCGGTTTGCTACCTTCAGAAGGTGGTATTAATGATATTGACTATTCATACCAGAAGTTTTATCAGAATATAACTATTCCAAATGCTGGTTCAGGTGGTGTGGAATCTGCACCTATCGTTTCACCAGACAGTATTAACTTATTTTACCCAAGTGCTGGTACAATTCCAGGTTCGACTGCGGCATTGTTCTACAGCATGATTATTCGTTCAGGTGGCTTCACTGATGCGAATGGTAATCAATATAGTACAGGCGATTATGTTGATTTGGGTTCAACTTCAGGTGTCACTCTTTCTATCGATTTGGGTAGACCAGATGATGCTACAGATACATTAAGAATTCAATTTCCAGGTACCTCAGGCAATGCAGTTGCACCAAGTGCAGGCACTACTTTTGATTTACTTGCAACTTTGAATGTGAATAATGGTTCTGAGAAATCAAAATCACTCACAACAAAAACACTAACTTACGAAGCACCTAACGCAATTGGCGGTGGCGCAGACAGTCTCTATACTTCAGATGTTTATGACATTATAGGTATCTGGGATTCTGGCGACATAGAAGAAGCAATTGTTGTAACAGACTTTACAGTTGATGCAAATGGTAACTTGCTTGACGGTGACGGCGAAATTGCGTATTTCAATCAAGCAGAAAAATATGCGCTATCTAACGGTCAAAAAGATAACTATTATGATTATGGTAGTATTGCGCTTGATATTGGTGAGGCTTCTCCAACAGGACAACTATCCGTTCAGTTCAGATACTTCCAACATCTATCTGTAGGTAATACTGGTGTATTTACAGTAAACTCATATAATGATGTAAGTTATGCAGATATCCCACAATTCACTTCCCCAATTTCTGGTGAAATTTATGAATTGAGAGATGTGCTTGACTTCCGTCCTCGTAGAAGAGATGCAAATATTACTAGTGATATAGTCACTGCAAATGCCGCTTCTGTAACTACGTTTGATGAACTTGAAGGTGCTGTTTTACCTCTACCAACATCTACTGTTGATGTAGACTTCTCATTTTATCTAAGCAGAAAAGACAGACTTGTAATTACAAGCGCACTTAAACTTGAATTGGTTCAAGGTGTTTCTGACTTAGACCCAGTAGAACCGAAGATGCCAGATGATGCACTTCTACTTTACGATATTCAGGTACCTGCTTATACATTCAATCCAGAAGATGTATCTTTCTTATATCGCCCAGTTTCAAACTACACGATGCAAGATATCTCAAGTATTGAACAACGTATTTCAGACCTTGAATATATCACAAATATCAATGCACTTGAGAAAGAAGCAGAAGACTTAGTGCTTCAAGGACCTGACGGTTCTCTATCACTAAAGACTGGTATTCTTGTAGATGGATTTACAGGTCACCAAGTTGGTGATGTATCAAACGCAGACTATGACATTTCTATTGACCCAGAAGCGGGTTCAATGCGTCCGCCGTTTGTAGAAATTCAAGCAGAAATGGAACTTGATGAAGAGTCCTCTAATAACGTTAGACGTACTGGCGAACTTATCACACTTCCATACACAAACGAAATTCTTGTTTCTCAACCACTAACGTCTAAAGCAATCAACGTCAACCCATATAACGTTACTAACTTCTTGGGTACAATTGAATTGTCACCACAAAGAGATGACTGGGTTGAGATTGAACAAAGACCAACTCTAAAAGTTAACCTAGCAGGTGAGTTTGATAACTGGCGTGCAGATAGAATTCTATCTAATTCTGCAATTCGCCGTTGGAGAAACAGAAACAGTCGTAGACTTATTGGTGTAGGTACGCAGTGGAACTCATGGGAAACTACTTGGTCTGGTAGAAGCACAAGAACTTCTGACAGAATTGAAAGTAGAACAAACACAAGTCGTTCTGGTCGTATTATCACACAGACAACAACAAGAACAAGAGTAAGACGTAGTACAACAACACTATCTCGCCGTCAAGTGAGAACAGGTGTTCGTACAAGAGTAGGTTTGACTACTGTTCAACGTTCATTGGGTAATAAGGTTGTAAATCTATCTATTGTGCCATGGATGCGTACAAAAGATGTACTATTCGTTGCAAAAGGTATGAGACC